CTTGCCGCTAAACATTATCCGCGCCCCCCAGGCCGTTGCGATTTGGTCAAGGATATCGTAACAACTATAAAAACGCTCGTTGCCCTTGTTGTCCACCCAGTAAAAGGCGTTGCCGTTGATCCTGGAGCGGCTGAGCGGGTTGATGTTGCTTGAATAGGTATAGCTATCTTCGTGCCAGTTGCAAACGACCTTTAAAATGTTCTGATCTATCGTCTGCATATAATTCACAATGCCAGATAGTTTGCCGATGCACCGTAAAATTATTGTTGTGAAAGTATCGAATCCGGTGTAAGACGTTGTACCTGCAATGGCGTAGTCTATGCCCTTCAACAAGCCAATGCCGTCGGTGGCGGTGATGTTTGCCACATAGCCAATCTGCAAAGGCACGTCCTCGATGCTTATCAAGTCTGTTACGATATACCCCGTCCAGTTCTGCACCAGGCCGTCAATGTCGCTATATTGGAAGGATAGCAGCAAAGAACTTTCCTCAGCCGTTACCAGGCTATCAATAAAGTCCTGTATATCCTGATGATCAACGACAATGCCAAGTTGCAATTCACTACCAATAACGCCAACAAAGCGTTCCTTTGTATCGTCACCGCGCCAATTTATTTTTAAGGAAACGGCCTTAAACTCCGCACTTTCACCGGAATACGCACTATCTGTTATGATAACACTGTAAGTGCTTTGTTTTTCGCTCTGCCATTGCCCTTGTAATCTGGTTCCCATCAGCGCACCCGGTTTTGGCGCAGCTGTGCGCGTTCAACTAATAACAGCAAGTCGTTGCCGCTTATCCTGGCCTCGGCAACCATCCCCCCACCCCCGGCACCATCCAACAGGCTGCGAAGTTTAGAAAGCGGCGCGATGACCTCCGGGTCAATGCGGGCGTTCGGGTTGTCGCCGACGGTGGCGAGGGTGGGAGCGTAGGCAAGACCGCCCTTTGCGAGTTTTGGCGGAGATATTTTGTTAACAAGCGTATTGAATAGCAAAGCCGCCGCACCGCCCGCCGCGCCTGCGATTGGTACAGCCAGTGGCCCAAGTGCTTTTCCGATTGGGCCTTTTAAAATATTACTTACGATACCAGTTACACCTTCCTTTATAAATGCGCTAATTGTTTGCCGTGCTGCCTGCAACGCCGCATTTCCAAGTTTTCTAAGATTCGTTTCCCCCTGCGCCGCTAAGTCGGCAAAGGCAGAGGCGGCGGCGAGGGTTGCATCCCCAAGACCCTCAACAATTGTTTTTGGCTGCTGTATGGATAAAAGCGTTTCCCTAAATCTTGCTGCTGCTGCCTGCGCCTGGTCAAACGATGCCCCCAGGCTAAGCGTTGTTGCTGCAACGGCTTGTGTGGTCAAATCAAGGGTTTGGAGTAGGGGTATATCGAAAAATTCACGGGGTGCGGCAGGTGCGGGGGAGGGGGTTGGCTGACCCTGGGCGGAACCGGAACCCCTGCCCGTTGCTCCATTTCTTGTAAAGCCATCCGTTTCAAATGCCGTTGTTAAAGCCACACCAGGTCGTGTTATTTCAGGCAAACTAAACGCACTTGATATTTTAGCCTTTATGCTGTCAATAACTCCATCTAAGCGGTTTGTTCCATCCTCAAAGCCATCAGCAAAACCTTCGCCAAACGTTTTGCCAATATTAGAAAAGCTTTGCTTACTTGCAGCATCACCAAAGGCTTTAAAAGCTTCCCTAAAATTACCCTGGCCTAATTGCCTGAACCCTTCAGCTATATTTCCAGCAACATCACGGGCTAATTGTGCAAGCGCTTTAAAGCCGTCTATGAGGCCATTTATAATTTTTCGGACTATCTCAAAACGGTTGTACAAATAAATCGCGGCGGCGGTCAATGCTACGACCGCGCCAACGGCAATGCCGACGGGGGTAGTAAAAAAGACAAAGGCTTGAAATAATTTTTTAACGCCTCCGGTTAATAAGGCCGCTCCTTTAAGTGCCAACTGATATGCGCTTGCAAGTTTTGCGACGATAATCAACACCGGGCCAATAGCCAAAAGCAAAAGGCCAAAGCGTAATATATTTTTTTGTGTGCTTTCATCAAGGCTTGCAAACAAATCCACCAGGTATTGAATGCCGCGGGCTAATTTATCCAATACTTCAGAAAGGTTAAACGTTTCGTTTATGGTATTGCCAAACTGCGTTAACGATTGCCGCAAGCTGTCGCGTAAATTTTCAAAAGCATTGGACAAGCCGCCCTCTACCCGGTCAAGTTTTGCAAGTTCTTCTGTTATTTTGGCGATAAATTCGGCGGATGTAATGCCTAAAGCCTGTAATTGTTCTGAATCCGCCGTCCCGAATGCTTGAACCAATGCAGGTCGTATTTCAAATATCCTTTCGCCCAACTGATTTATTTCTTCAGCTGATATTTTACCTTTTGATGCAATTTGCGTTAACGCCAACACCGCGCCATCAAGCTCCGCCGCCCCACCGCCGGAGCGCGCCACCGCGTTGCCAAATTGCTCTACGACCCGCGCCGCTTCCCCGGCATTTAGTCCAACGGCTTGCAGGCGCGTTGATGCCCTTACAGCTTCATCGAATGCAAGCCCCGGGGCTTCGGCGATCCGGCGCAAACGTTCTATTTCCTCGCCAACATTTGTACCCTCTTTGGCAACGGCTGCAAATGCTTTTTCAAGGCTTTGAAAATCCCCGAACGCTTGCACGGAAGCCGCGCCCAGGGCGGCCAAGGGTAAGGTAAGAGATTGCGTAAGGTTGGTGCCAATATTTTCAAAGGTGCGCTGAAAGCGGTTGATGCGGCGTTCGACCTGCTGCATCCCGCGCTCAAAGTCCCGCACGCTCGCGCCTATCCTTACGTTCAAATCCGCTATTCCTGCCATATCAAATCGTTCTTACTATGTCTAAATTAACGTCCAAGCCTTCGCGCACGATGATTTGTGCCGCTTTGCGCTTCATTAATTCAAGTGCTTTGCCTTTTACTTGCTGGAGCGCGGGTATCATAATGCGATTTCGGAAGGCTACCGCGCTGCCGTAAACAATATGTGCATAGTATCCATCTATCTTGCTATCGTTGTCAAATATGCGCTTTGCTGTTCCGGTAATCGGGCCACGACCACGATAATAAGGGCCAATAATAACCTTATAAGTCTTTTTCTTATACTTCTGCCTTCTTTCGGCAATATCTACGATAGACCTTTTAAGGTTATCAGGATGGTATTCACCTACCTTGCGCCCTTTGCCCTTTGGGGCTTTCAATTTGCCTATAATTTTAGGCGTGTTGTAAGTATAGTGAATTTTGTTATTTACAAATGCGTTTTGCGCCCGCTTTCTTGCACTTGCAATAATAACCGGAGCGGCGGCAGCGGCAATTTCCTGCCGTAAATCCCACCGCTTTATTTCGCGAAATAAAGCAACAATGCGGCGCGTAAAGTCATCCCCGCCTTCAAGCCGGGCGTTAACGGTTGGCGTTAAATCCACCCGTGACCGTTGCCTGTTTTGAAATCGATTAAAATTGCCGCTTACTGCCATTGTGATTTCATTTCAGCGTCCCATTTTGCAAATAATTCCCGCCGTGCCGCTTCCTCGGCTGCTTTGTCCACCGGAGCCGCTGCCGTTGGCCTGATCTCCCACGGAAAAGTGATAAGGTCTTGCGGCTTTAGCGTTTTGCCCTTGCTCATGTGTGGCTGCAAACTAATTGCGGCCATCCACCGCGCGCGTTCCCAGTCGTCCTGCCGTTGCGTGCTTAGTGCTTCGGCGCGCGCTTCGATTGTTAGGATAACGCTTTTAAGAGTCATATCCCAGAAATCACTGGGCGCAATGCCGTAAGTACCAACTGCGAAACGTTCTACCTGCCCCAGCGTTAGCGCTTCGCCTTCGTCGGGGCTTTCGGGTTTCCCTCAGCGCCGGGCATGGACTTTGCGACAATGTCCATGGCCTTTTCCAGGAAGGCCGGGTTTTCATCCAGCAGGTCGCAAACGTCGAGGAGCGTATAGGGAAAGTCTTTTCTTTCCTTCCGGTGCCCGTCTTTTATGCCGTGCCAAAGCAGGCTAACCAAAATTTTAGGCTCCATGTTTTCCCCGAGCTTCGAAAAGTCGGCTAAGGTCATGTTATGATCATCGCAAAAATGTGCGAGGGCGGCCATGCCAAAAGAAAATGGTACCTGTCCGCCCTCGATTTGTATATACTGTGTTGCTTTCATAAATTGAATTGATTTTGTTAGGTTGTCATCGTCACCGCGCCCGTAATCGTCCAGGTTGCGCTGTACGTTGCGTTTTCTTCAACTGCTGCGCTCATTTCAAGGCTGGTAATAAATGCCGTGCATTGCCAGTACGGGGTTCCGGTCACGTTGGGCTGGAATTTCACCAAGAGCTTTGTCCCTGCATTGTAGTGCGTAAACAAGTCGTCCACGCCCAGGTTCGTGGTGTCAAAAGCGATCAGCCCTTCGCTTTGCAGCGTGCCGGAGCGGCGGCCTGGCTCTGCGGAGGTGTAGGATGCGACGTTGTCCTTTGTTAGCGTTTCCCGCGTCTCGGTAGATAGCGACATGGTACAGTTTGTCGCCTCACCGATGGCTATGCCGCTTGCATAAATTCGAAAATTAGTTCCATTTACAACCGTTGCCATGTCGTTTATTTTAAGTTGCTAAAAATTTATTCTTCTTCCTCCACGCCGTAAAATTCTGGCGGCAGGTAGTAATTATTTACCGTTATGGGCTGCCGTTCTTCCGGCGGCTTTGGCTTATAGTCGCGCCGGGTCTGATCTTCATGTACGAATGCCACCCCACCGCCCACAAGCTCCGCTGCCATTTCCTCGGTAACATCCGGCTGGTCTCCGGGTTTCCACTTAAAAAATGGCTTTATTATTTCAACGATCATCTGTTTTGCCTGAATTGATACTCCTGCTCAACTATAAAAATGTGTTTGTCCAGGTGCATCGAGCCGCTGCTTTGCCCGTTGAACTTGCAGCTTTGAACATTTACCCCGTCATAGGTGCCCGACATCCGGTCAAGCGCGGTGCGCACCTTTTCGGCAAGGTCAATCGCAACGGCGTAGCTATCTGCATAGATCATCAATCCAACACTTACAATGTCTAAAGGCGATACACCGTCTTTTATATCCGTCGGTGCTGTGTCTGCTACGCTATACACGATAAACGGATACGTTGCATCCTGCGTTGCCATATCCGGGTAAATGCGCGTGCTTGTGATGGCCGTTACCGCCGTCGTTGCGCTTAGTTTGCCGTATATTGCTTTTCCAATCATGGTTTTACGGCTTTTGCGCTCAATACATTGTATTGTCGGCAGTTGCTTTCGCTTATTGCTTCAATATCGTAGTAACGCGAATCGTGCAGGATGCGGCTAATTTCGTTTACATCCGTTCTTTTGCGGATGGTGAAATTTACATAGCTAATTGCCGTTTCCTGCCCGGCCTCCTCGGTCTCTTTGCTTTTGTTTAGCCTGTATTCGATATTTGCCCAAACGCTTGCAAGATTAGACCATGATTCGACCCTTTCGCCGAATGTGTTGGTCGTCTCGGTCTTGTTTTGCAGAGTGATATACTCCTGCATCCTGCCGATGCGCTCAGTGCCTTTGTATTTGCTCTTTAGCTCCATACAAATATTCTGTATCCTGCTGCTTGTAAAATGTATTCTGCCGCCGTTGGCATTTTCTTTACATAGTCCGTGCGGTTGTCGTACATATCCGCAATAGTTAGTAGCATCGCCGTTTTTATGGCCGCCG